GGGTCCTCCTTGACCTGGTGCTTCGACAGCTTGCGCGTGTGATGGACGAGGATCACGCCGCAATCGGGGTCGATGTGATCGCGCAGCACTTCCACCCGGTCCTTGAGAAAGAACATCATGGCAGTGTTGTCGTTCTCGCCGCCGCCATCCGGGCCGCCGTCGAAGAGGTTGCGAATGGGGTCGACGCAGAGAATATCGGGCGGCGCGTCCGGGAACGCGCGCCGGACGGCGGTGGCCACCTGCATGCTTCCCTCGGCATCGAGCAGCATCTTCAGCTTCGGCGTGGCGACGAACGTGTCGCGCGCGGCAGCCAGCACCTCGGGCGGCAGGGCGATCTGGCGCAGGCGCTCGCGCAGATAGTGATACTGGATCTCGGCCTGCAGATAGAAGATCCGCAGGGGCCGCGGCGGGGTGAAGCCGAGGAAGGGCTGCCCTGCTGCCATGTGCACGAGCCAGGAGATCAGCAGATCGCTCTTGCCGACCTTGGGCGCGCCGCCCAGCACCAGCAGCCCACCGGGCGTCAGCACACGCGGCGCGATGATATCCTCGGGCATGGGGCTGGTGTCATCGAGCAACGCCCCAAGCGTGAAAGCGGGCATCTCGTCGGGCACGGGGGCGGCGCTGTCGAGGCGCACGAGCGGGGGGCCGTACTTGTCGACATGACGGGCCCAGAGCCGTTCGGACTCGCGCTTGAGCCGCTCCACCGTCCACTGGGGCCGCAGCATGGCGGCGTTGTAGCCGCAGATGCCTTCCCAGCCTTCATCCTTCGACATCCGCCCCTCATGGACCATGCGGATGAAATACCCGATCGCGGCCGAGGCCCCCTCGAAGCGGGACCAGTCATCCTGCGCGCTCTCGCGCACCGGGGTGACCAGCACATCGTCGACGGCGGGCTTGTCGGGCGCGGCGAAGTCCGGCTGCAGCGACACGCCCGGTGCGGGCGGCATGTCGGTCACCGCCTCGGTGAACTCGCCCAGATCGCGTTCCATCTCGGCGTTCAGCGCGACGATGCGCACCTGCGTCTTGAGGGTGTTCTTGTAATAGACCGAGCCCGCCACGCGGATCGGCTGGTGCGCCGAGCGGAAATGCATGTCGCCGCCGGCCTTGGCGGCAATATCGCCGCGCAGACGCGTCACACGCGCAATGTCGCTGCCCTCGGCTGGTTCGGTCAGTTTCCACCAGACATGCGCCTTGTGTTGCCCCTCGGGCGTGACACCGCCGCTTTCGACCACCATGCTCGGCGGGCCGAGATGACGCTCGAGATGCGCGCGCTTGGCGGCGATATCGCCGGTGTCGATATCGACGACCACGGTCTGCATCTGCTGGACGTCGTCCGCCTTGGCCTGCCCGGGCTCGGCGACGGTGCCGGGGATGACATAGACGGCAGCACCTTCGCGGGCCGCCCAATTGGCGAAGGTGGTCATCTTGTCGGCCACCGAGGAATCCGCCTCGATCCAGATGTTATGCGGGCGGCCGTCGAAGCCCTGACCCTTGTCGATGAAGCTGCGGACAGGGATCAGCCCGTCGCAGTAGCCGAAGACGACGTCCATGAACTCGGCGATCCGTCCGGGGTCGGGCTCGTCGCCGAACACGTCGATCTGCGGCGCTGCGTCGTTGAAATCGCGCCACGGATTGAAATGGACGAGGTTTTCCTTCGGGGTCTCGGAGGATGTGTCATCCGATGGGGTTTGAGGGCAGTCGTCCTTGTGATCTTCATCATGCGCCATGTCGGCATCCTTTCTCACTTTGCTTGTGTCGGGCGGGTCTTCGGGCGTATCCGTCATCCGGGCAGGCTCCAGCAGCGGGCGGCCCATGGACAAAAGCGGCACTCGAAGAAGTCGCGGGCCTGCGCCACGCGCGGCAGCAATTCGCCCGCATCCGTGGCCTGCAGGATCCGGACGCCGCGGTCGGACATGCGCTGCGCGAGACCGGCATCGAAGGGCACCAGCTCGTGGTGCAGCTCGGCGGTGTCCTTGTTGATCGCGGTGAACACGGCAGGAGCGGCGCTGATGCCCGGCACGCTCGCGTCCATGTAAGCCTGGTAGACGGCGATCTGGGCGGCATAGACCGGCTTGGAGACCGCAACCCCGTCCTTGACACAGGCGCGCCAGTTCTTCGCGTTCATGGTCTTGCATTCCCAGAGCGCCGGGACAGCGAGGCCGAACCCCTCGGGTCCGGCGGCAAAGATGCCATCGACATGGCCGCGGATACGCCCGCCCGCGACCGAGAACCCGAACTGGCCGCCATCTGGACGGTTGCCCTTTTGCGTGTAGAGATCGAACCCCGCGCCGCGCAGCCAGCGGATCGCGAGCTCTTCCAGCTCGTGCCCGATGGCGAAGATGCGCAGCAGCTGGCCGGAAAACTCCTGCCCCTTGTCTTTCGGCGTGGCAGTGTACTCGAATTGCAGGGCCCGCTCGCAGGGATGGCCAAGCCGCGAGCCACCGAGATAATCGCGGGGTGGTCGGCTGGCGTTCTCAGCCGTGAGGGCCGCATCGATGGTCTCGTTGACACGCTCGGCGAAGCCGGGCCGGTGATTGAAATCGAGCATCAGAAGGGCACCTCCGACTGGCTGGCGATCTCAGCCATCTCGGCGCGGAAGGCCTCGACGGTGATGACGATCAGCCGGTGCATGTCGTTCTGGCTCAGGTGGCCCAGCGGGCGGTCCCAGCCGATCCGCTCCATTTCCGGGGCCAGTGCGCGCATCACGGCAGGCAGGGCCATCATTTCTTCTTCAGTAAAATCAACCATGTTCAGTCCTTTCCTTGCTTTTTGGGTGAAGGCCGCCTGGCAGCCCATGGAGCAGAACCAGCGGTATGTGCGTTTGCCGCGCGGCCGGTTGGGATCGAACCAGCCGAAGCCGCGGGTGCGGGATGTGCAAACGGCGCATAGCGTGCCGCGCGGATGGCCGGGGCGATCAGGGCCCGGGCGATCCGCAGCCGTTGCGGGCGGGGACGGGATTTGCGCGACACGGCTCACGCGGCCTCCCGCGCGGATGGGGCCGCGCTGATGATCAACCCGCGAATGGCGCGCTTGTTGAAGGTGAAGGTCATCAACGCCGAGGCCTTGTAGCGTGTCAGGCCATAATCGCTGCGCGCGGCAGGTGAGAGATATTGCAGCTGCTTTTCGGTGGCGGGCTGGGTCAGCCACGCTCTGGTCTTGAAGGCGCTTTCGTCGGTCTCGTGATCGTTCAGCCAGTCATCGGCCTGCGCGAGACAGACGCTGCGCTCGCCGATACCCAGAAGCTGCGGCTGCGCCCCGCGCGCGCCGCCGATGCCGTACCAGAGGCCGTCGAGCCAGAAGACGCCGCCCCAGGCCGAGAAGCCCGTGGCCAGCAGCGCATCCTCGGTGCCGAAGAGATCGACCCACTCGAAGCTGGAGCGTTTCAGCAGATCGATCTCGGTCATCAGGAAGCCGGAGAGCGCCCCGCCGTGAGCTACCTCAAGGGTTTCACCCTCATCCTCGACCAACACCTCGCCGCAGATCGGGCATTCGCGCGAGGCCAGCGGAATATCGGCCTGACACGCCGGGCAGGTCTTCGACGGCGCTTCTCCGGTCCCGGTATTGCCGTCGAGATCGACGTCCTGCTCCAGCGTGCCATGGGTCAGGCTGGACGTGCCAAAATCCAGCACGACGCAGTCGGTCTTGACCACGCCCGGATGCTCGGCGGGATCCACGGTGCGCAGGCCGCGCCCGACCATCTGGATCATGGTGGACTTGTAGGAGGAGGGCCGTAGCAGCACGACGCAGGAGGTGGGCGGGTGGTCCCAGCCTTCCGTGAGCACCGCGACGTTGGTGATGACGCGGATTTCACCCTTCGCGAAGGCCGCCAGAATATTCCGCCGCTCGTCGCCAGGCAGATCGCCATGGATCAGACCGGTGGGGATGCCGGCATCGTTGAAGGCCTCGGCGACATGGCCGGCATGAGCGACGGTGGAGCAGAACACCACCGTGGGCCGATCGGCGGCCTTCTCCTGCCAATTGCGCACCACCTCCTCGGTGATCGGCGCGCGGTCCATGATCTCGGCCACCTCAGACATGTCGAAATCGGACACGGTCTTGCGCACCGCCTTGAGCTTGTCCTGCACCCCCACATCAATGACGAAGGTGCGTGGTGGCACGAGGTGTCCCGATGCGATCAACTCGCCCAGACGCACCTGGTCGGCGACATTGTCGAAGACCGCCCGCAGACCCTTCTTGTCGCCGCGGGTCGGCGTGGCCGTGACCCCGAAGATCCGGGCGTCCGGATTGGTACCCCGGACGCGGTCGATGATGCGGCGATAGCTGTCGGCCACGGCGTGGTGCGCTTCGTCGATCACCAGAAGGTCCAGCTTCGGCATCCCTGCCAGATTCGCCTCGCGTGCCAGCGTGGGGACCATGGCAAAGGTCACCTGGCCGGCCCATGATTTGGTGGTGGCATCGACGACGGAGGTGGACACATCCGGGACCACACGCTGGAACTTGTCGCGGTTCTGCGCGGTCAGTTCATCGCGATGCGCCAGCACGCAGGCCTTGGCATCGGTATCTCCGAGGCGCTCACGTACCAGGGCTGACAACGCGACAGATTTACCGAACCCGGTGCTGGCCACGCTCAGCGTATTGTCGCGGGTGCCGAGCGCAGACAGGCTGCGCTCGACGAAGAGTTTCTGGCGGGGACGCAATCGCATGGCGGTGACCCTCACTCGGCCCAGCTCGGACGGCCCGAGAAGCCGGGCGCGGCGGGTGTCTGCGTGGACTGCCCATGCTGCGCGGGTGCGCCGTGGCCCTGCGTCGGTGTCGGCGTCTGGGGCTGGGGCGCCGGCGGCGCAGATTGCGGCGCATGTGGCGACCCGGGTGCCATCGGCGCGGCGCCATGACCCATGAGCTGCGCATAGTCGCGGTGATCGGGCATGACCGCGCTTTTGATCTCGTTGCGCTCTTCCCCGCTCGAGTCCTTGCCGACATCGATCCGGGCGATGAACTCGATCCCGTCGAGATCGGCAAACCCGTTGATGCGCCGCGCGGCCTGCGCCTGCGCCGAGTTGTCCTTGTCAGAAATTCCGCGCGATGAATTCAGCATGCCCCGCACCAGGCTGCGGCCCATATTGGCCCAGTTCGGGCCGTTGGGGCTGTAGAGCCCGATCAGCGACCAGATCTTGCGCTTGGCATAGGGTCCTTCGAGTACCGTGTACTCGGCATCGAGATAGACCGCGCCCGTGGAGGCCCGCTTGGCATAGCCGCCGGTCCAGCCCTGCGCGGGGTCGTCGAACCCGCCCGGGCGGATCGTCATGCGCACCTTGGCCAGCGTGCCCTTGGGGATGACGTTGGCGTTGGTTTGCGCGTCGTTGAAGTCGTTCCAGAGAGACATGGAATAGGTCCTTTCAGTTGGTGGTGTCGTTGGAAGGGGTGGCCTGCGCCTTTGGCGGCGCCGGAAGCTCGGGGGCCTGGTAGGTCAGCCGCCGCTCTTCGGGGACCAACGGGCCGCGGATCTTGTCCATCAGCCGCCCGAGATGGGGCGCCTCGAGCATGTCGAGCCGGCCGGAGCGGTCCTTGGCGGGATAGCCCCACGGGTTCAGGGTCTGGCAGACAAAGCCGCGCTGCAGGGTGCCATTCTCGGCCTTGAACTCGGCCATGGTGATGACCTGATCGACGATGCCTGGCAGCTCGAGCCCGGTCTTGGACCCGTCGATCTGCGGCTGGAAAACCGGGCGATTGAAGTCGTCGAGCTTCTGGTCGAGGATGCCGACAAACCAGACATTCTTCGCCCGCGTGTGCTGCAGATGCGTGAGCCAGGCGATCATCTCGCGGCCATGCAGGCCATACGCGCCGCGCACATCGGGCTTGCCGGTCTTCTCGGAGAACGCCTCGGGCTGCCCTTTGCACCAGCCAAAGCACAGCCGCCCCGCCACGGTGATCGAGTCGATGAATACCGTGTCGTACTTTTCCAGCGCGGCCGGGTCGCCGAACTTCGCGCAGACCGCCTCAAAGTGCGCCTGGCTGTAGGGCTGGTCTGCCCGCAGCGCCGGGTTGGGTCCGCCGATGAACACCGCGAAATCCCGGCATTCCGCCCATGTCCGCGGGCGAATGGCATCCATTGCCAGCCCCTCGATGGCCAGATCCCCGGCTTCGAGATCGAAGAACAGCGTGGTCGAGTTTTTCAGCGTCCAGAGCAGCGATGTCTTGCCGATCCCCGAGGTGCCGAAAATCACGCCCTTGATGCCGCGAGTTTCCGCCAGCCGCTGGTCGGCGGTGATGATGGGGAGTGCGCCGGTCATGCCAGCACCTCCTGGCGCGCCCGCGCTGCATCGGGATCACTGCTGGTCACGGCCGCAAACAGCGCATCCAGCCGGTCGGCCTCGGTGAGGCACTCAACGCCCTTGCGCCGCATGAACCGCCGCGCGTCATCGAGCAGGTCGGGCTCGACGATCAGGTCGGGGACGGCGACGTATTCCTCGGCGCTCTCGACGAAGTAGGATTTCGAGCGCAGGTCCTTCACCAATGGCACGAAGGCCTCGCAAACCTCTGCGAAATCCACCTGGCCCAACCCGTCTTCCCGGTTGCGCAGGATGCGCTTGACCTCGGAAATGATCCCGGTGCGCAGCATGCGCAGCGCCCCTTCCTGCCGCGCCTGCGTGCAGGTCAGCGGAAAAGCGGCCTCCATCATCTCATCGGCGATCCTGGGGGCGTTGTTGCCCAGACGGGATGCGTAATCCCAGACGCGTTCGGCAAAAGCCGCTGATTGGCTATCAAGCATCAAACCACTCCTTGATTGTTGTGAAAGCTGTCGATCCATCGGCGATGGCTCTGGCATCGAGGTCGTGGAACGGGGCCTCCTGCGCCTCGCGCATGCCCTCGCGGGCCAGCGCGAGATTTTGGTCCGTGGCCCATTCGGCAAAGGCGCGGAACGTGCCCGTCACATGCTGCCAGGCCACCTGTTCGGGCGTCGGCGCCACGTAGAGCGGGTTCCGACGGCTGGGCCTGCGCTGCGGGCGCATTCCCCGCATGGCGGCATCCGTGACCATCTTGCGCATCGCAGTGCGGTTCGGTTCCTCGCCGCGTTCGAGCCGGTCATCCAGCGTGCGGCGCACGATGCCCGGATCGTTCGTCTCGGCATCGCGCAGCTGACGGGCTTCGTGGATCTGGTCCCGGCGCAGGCCAAGGTCAGCGGTTGAGGCAGTGTTGTGGTCTTCAACACTGCTCCGGTTTCCACCGTTGCGCTTCACCTCGCCACGCGCCTGTGCCGCGTCGTACTCATCAGCCAGCCGACGCTTGGCGGCCGCTTCGATTTCCAGCGCGTCGGCCTGCGCACGGTGGGCGGCGGCGATCAGATCGTCATGGGCAGATTTGGCGGTTTGCAGCCGGGCGGTACGCTTTGCGATGTCATAAGCGAGGCCAGCCGCTTCGCGGGCTTCCAGCACCTCGGCAGCCGTCCTGGCCCCCGACAGCATGGTCGCTGCGCGTTCGATGAGGCCGGGCAGGTCCTGGTCAGGGGCGTGAATGGGGCCGAGCGCGGTCATTGATCACCCTCCTGCGGGACGATCTCGACCTTCAGCGCGCCGGACCGGACGGTGCGCGCAGGTTCAAACTGCTCGCGGATGTTGTCGGGCCAGGCGGCGTATTTGCGCTCCGGCACCTTGATGGCGATGTCGACATATTGTGCGGGATTGTCACCGGCTTTGCGGATCTGCGCGACCATCGCGGCGAGCTTGTCCTGATCCCAATCCACGCGCTTGGGCAGGTCCGCCACGACGGTGAAATCACCGTCATCGAAGCGGATCGTGCCCGTGTCCTTGCCTGCGGCCCGTCGCTCCTCGGCAGCGCGATCGGCGTAGCGCACCGCGAGACCGGCATCGAGCCGGGCCTTTGCGGCCTTGTCGCGTTTGAGCCGCGCATCGATTTCGTGCTGCAGGATGGCCAGCAGTTCGACCGGCAAGGCCGCGATCTCGGCCGCGCTGAGCGCTGGCAGATCGTCCGGCGTGGGGGTGTTGTCGGGAAATGGCATATTTGTGCCTCCTTGATCGGTGG